TTTAAGTGCATATAAACATAATCTGCTGGAGACTCTGCAGTGTTTACCAAAACCATAGAGACATCGTTAAGATTAAAAAGTCCATCAAAAGGATCTAAAGAAAAATCATCATTATCTCTATATTCAATATCAACTCCAGGACCAGTGAAGGTTCCGTATCTTTTGAACGTATATGCCATTAACTTTCAATCTCCGTAACTAATCTGGGTACGTCTTTTCTTGTTCCAAAAATATGATAGTAACAATTTACAGGAATTCCTGGTTTTGCTTGGAGATAAACTTTATTATCTCCAATTCTCTTTACAATAATATCTTGGTGTGCTCCAATAGGAGTTAAAGATACTGTAATTGTACTTTCATCCACAAGATTTGTCCAATATTCTGGAAGTTCAATCTCTGACTTATTTAAGAGTCTCCCGCGAACATAAACGCCATTTTCTGGTCCCTCTAAACAAGTATGAACTAACTGTTTTCCTTCTTTTGTTGGATGCGGAATTACAAAGTTTTTAATTGATGCCTGAAGAATTTGAGTTCTAACAACTTTTGCTTCAATATAAGTAGACTTAAGTAATAAATCAACTCTTACAAAACTTTGAAACCGAGAGTAAAGTCTAGACCATAAAGAATATAATGGAGAAACTTTTGCGTCTGGATTGGTCAATGGACCAATCATTAAAGTCGCTTTACAAGTATTATGAGCACCCGCTTGACCAGTTTGAAAAGGTCCTTCAACATATCCAGATCCATTAATTTTATTTTTTCCAAGTCCCAGTGCTTTTGGTACTCCAGCACCAACCATCATTTGACCGCCGACAGCAGTATCATCCATTAAAAATGCCATAATTTCTCTCCTTACTTGTTGTTTTTTCTTTGAACGTTTCTTCCACCAACTTTAGAATCTTTATTTGCAACAGCATCGCTAACTCCACGAATTAAAGATGCGTATAAAGTCATACAACCATTTGCCGAAAGTTGCACTGTTCCTGGTGAACATAAGGTCAATGTACTCTTTCCATTAACTACAACATTCTTTGCATCTAACTTAATCCCCTGAGATGCATCTATTGTTACATTTCCTTTAGAACCACCTTCACCAACAGCAACTAATTCAATATCAGTTCCCTGAAGTCTGAGTTTTCCATTTGATGCAATAATAGCAATATTGCCATTATGAGCGTGAATAAAAAGAGTTTCCTCCGCTTCTGTTGAATCTTGTCCAGATTCAATTGCAATTCTACCTGGGGCAGTAATCTGAGTACACGCTTTTCTTGGACCATCATTGTCCAAAATAATAGAGTGTCTTCCATCAGATGCTTGAAGCATTACATCAGAAGTTACATCTCCTTGCTTGTGAATATGCCCAAAACTAATTGAACCGTGATCATTGCCATATCTAATCGCAGTGTAGTTCTGTTTTGAAGTATTATTTTTGGAAATATTGTCGGCAAGAAGTTCTTCTCTTCCTACTTTAGGTGAAGATCCAAGTTTTGTATTATTACTGTTTTGAGCAGTTGCCATTAGTATTGAAATTTCAATATAGTACTATTTAATGAGGTTTATGTCTGGGTATCTTCAATAGTTCCAGGAATGTTAAGACGGGGATCATTGCTTGTAACATCAGTACCAGATCTTTGAATGGCACTTGGACGTGTGGTAACGCGAGCAGTGATACTTTCTTGCAGAGTTGCATAGACTCTTGTTTGTGGACCAACAGTCTTATAGTACCCCGCAAAAGGAATTCCCTCATCATAATAAACAGCACCATAATATGCTCTTCCATCCACATACCCAGTTTGCTTAAGACCAACAAGATCCGTAACCTGAATTATTTTCTCTACTTGTTCAGGGGGAAGAATAGGATCTCTTACAACACGGAACACTGGGCGGAATGTTGCGTTTACACCAGTCTCTGATGGAAGAGTTATTTCTGGATAAACATTGAAACCAATACCAGAATTTAAAACTTTTACTGTGTTAATTTTCCCAAATGGATTGCAGTCATATGAAAGTTGTGCTCCATTATTCGGAATAATTTGAAGTTGATCTTCCCCACAACGATAATTGATTCCAGGATCTTCTACAATTACTTCATCCAAAACAAGAGTTACTGGATATCCCGGACCTTGTTCTCGTGGTGGTAAATAACCATTTCCAGGATCATTTACAATTACTTTATCAACTACTCCTCTTCCTCCGATCTTTTTCGCACAGGGAGGTGGAATGAGTATTGCAGAAATTCCTATTGGATTAGAAGTCCAAGGTGTCTTATTGTCATCTTCAAAAACTATATCTTTACTAATAAAAAGAGCAACTCCCATAGGATTTCTAGAAAAAATAAAATCTTGCCGTCTTTCAACACTAGATTTTAAATTTTCTAATTCAATAACAATGTCATATTTTCCTGAAGTAATATTAAAAGTATATTGCACTTTCTCTCCAGTAAAATCAGTAGTCTTAAATATTTCTTTTCCACCAACTTTTAATGTTGCAACATTGTCTGCCTGAAAATTAAACTTATATGATCCACTATATTGAAAATTAACATTTTTCCAAGTTAAAGTGTATTTTCCCACTACAGGAGATTCTGGTGAATTAATAGATTCAAAAACTTTAGGAGATACAGAAAAATCATTCATATATTTACTCCACCTAGATTCATTATATGCAAACAATGGAGGACCTTCATAGGTAACACCATTTTTAGATTGAGGATTTTCTATGATAAATTTGCAAGTGTTTCCATTAATATCGTAAAATTTTCCATCACTTGCAGTTATAACCAAATCATTATAATCATTATCAGTGCTGTCCTCTAATTTAAGAATCCTACCATCAGATCTTAATTTTCTATTACTTGGTCTTGCTACAACTTTATATACTTTTCCGACTTCAATTTTTTTGGATATTTCTTCGCCATCATTTTTTTCATCAACCGTTAATAAATCCACTATCTCTACGGAACTTCCATCAGATCCCGCCTCTCTTATTTTAAAAGAGACTTCTTTTTTAGTAATTAGAGGAGAACTAGGAACTCTCCAATCTTGAGTACTGAAAACTTTAGCATCAATTACACTTCTAGTACTAATGGGTTGATTTAAAATTTCTGCAACTATAGTATGTCTTCCTTTAGTGAGGTAAACTTTTGATAACTTTGGGTTATCGACACTAAATCCATCCAAAGAAGAAACTTCTTTTCCGTCAATTAAAATTCTACCATTATTATCTCTAGTCCCTTTCACACCATAAAATCCAGCATAGGGAAGATCTATCTCCCAACTATTTGAAAAAGTGGTTCCAGATATATCACTCCCTGGAGTATTCAATGGAAGAACAGGTGAAATTGCGTACCTGTTCATAAATTTACTCCAACTAGGAAATCTTACAGGATACCACGTTTGTCTAGATCCAGAAAATCTAGTTGACCAAATAGGATTAGGTGGACATTCTCCTGTTTGTGCCGGTGGTTGTTCTTGGGGAATTGGAGGAAGTGGAGCGTCAATAATCATCGAAACTCCCATCGGATTTGTATTCCAAGACTGGGGCGAAATTACCTCACCAACATTTATTGAAGAAGAAGATGACCTTGATGACTTTACCGATTCAATATTAATTTTAATATTCGCATCATCACCATCAGCATCACGAATTCCAAGGCGTGTTTTACTATTAATAATAGGTCCTCTTGCTCCTGGACCAGCGCCTATAATTTCAATAGGACCGTACTTTTTGCCTCCACTAAAAGTTCCCGATCCTTTATCACTATCCTTTTCTTTAGTAGGATCTCTCTTTAATATTACTCTACCACCATCAGAAGGAATAGAAATTTCTCTAGCTGACATTCCTGCAGTAAATGGATTGTCATCTACATCCATAAAGAATGAGATTTCACCAGACCCAGACCCATCAACCTGAAGATAAAAACTTGATCCCTGTTGAATAAAGGATGCTTTTAATTTTGAATCAGTTGTAGTTGTAGTTTTTTCAGTAATAGGAACATTTAAAAGTTCAATTTTTAAAATATGATTTCCTTCAGAGATTGTCTTTTGTAATGGAGATGGATTATCCTGAAATCCTTTTAACTTACCAACTAATCCACCATCAATGTAAACCTGAGAAGTGTTATCACACAATCCCCTAAAAATATACTCACCACTTACGGGAAAATTCAATTCCCACTCTAAAGAAAAAACTTTTCCCGATTCATCACTACCAGTAACATTTGAGGGTTTTACTGGAGAAACAGCATATTGATTCATAAACTCACCCCAAGCAGGGTGAGTGACATTGAATGTATTTGGGTATTGTTTTGTTTCGCCTTCAACAGTAATAATTCTATCTGGTTGTTCTTTTCTAGTTGTCCAGAATGGTTTTTGTATTGCTTTTTGAAAGATTTCAATTTCTCTTTTGATTGGATCAGCACCGACTCTTGTGTAAGTTTGTGGTTCCCAGGCACCAAGTTCTTCTCCGTTTGGACCATATCTCAAACCATATCCAACATCAGTATCTTCGCAGAGTTCATAATTTTCAAAATCTTCTTCTCCTTCAAAGACTTCTGTTTCATCTACAGTCTCCCCAAGAACAGCAGTCAGAACAGCACCATTACCAAACTGACAGTCATCTTTTGCTGCTACAATTGGTGAATATTGATACCCATATCCACCAGTAATAAGATCAACTGCAAGTAAAGATCCATCTCTACCAATGACGGGATTTCCAGCAGCACCAACTCCTCCACCACCAAAAAACTGAATTCTTGGAGGACCGCATTCTTTATATTGCTGAATACCTTCACACTCATCATTAGTTGCAGTTAAATCGTTTGGATTAATATCATTAACTTCATTGATATTTAAATATCGAAGATTATTATCTCCATCTCTAAAAATAAAGGTTGTTCCTGGATTATTCTTTGCATATTCATTTGCTTCGCATACAGAAACGCCATCAACAAAACCAAGAGTTGGGTCAACGTATCCAACTCTGATATCATCTTTAGTGGGTGTGGAAAATAAATTAAAAGACATATCTCCTTTTCGTTATTGATATTTATTAGTAAGTTTCAAACTTAAGATCAGGTTCATTCTGACTTGGTTGAGCAAATGGTTTCTCAATAGTTTGTGGTGGAGTTGGTGTTCCTTGAGATGCCTTATCAACTTGAGCAGGTCTTGGTTGCTGCGGATCTTCAGCAGCACCAGAACCATTTTGAAGTGTATAGTAATCTGATGCTGCACAGTTGGGTTTTAAGTCACATCCAAATACATTAAGTTTAATATTTTCAAAACTCAATGCAGAAGTAATACTTCCAGTGACTGAACCAATTAAATCTTTTATTCCACCAATTGCTCCAGTTACAATTCCAAGTTCATTTTGAACATCATTTAAAAACTTATTAATATTGTCGAGAATACCATTCACTCCTGTTGTCATTTCGTCCATATTCAAAGCAATTACATCCCCAGTTAGTTGTTCAACAGAACATATTGGAGGAACTGGTGTCTTTGGGTTTGGTCCACTTGGAGGTAATTGTTTTTTAAGTTGTTTATCTAAAATACCCTGAATTAAAGCACATAGATTATTTGAAATTTTATTATACAAGCAAGTAATCAATTCAGTAATAGTTGCTTTAATATCAAAATATCTATTCCTCATATTGGGAGGAAGTTGTTCTATCGTTGGGGCAAGTCCTTTATTTACCTGCTTCAAAATATATTCCATAATCTTATCAAAGACTATCTTCATATACTTTGCAATAATGCAAGCAAAGTTAGAAATTAATGATTGGATATCACTAAGTACATTTGATACTGCATCAACATAACTTTGAGCAGCATTCAAAACTTTATCAATATCTTTTGTTAGATTCTCAAGTTCCGTCTGAATTGCTTTGAGGGCAGACTTAACAGTATCGCAGGGAGACATTAAGACGGTCTTCCTTTGATAATAATCATTTCTTACAACATCTGCTTTTGATTGTTCGTGAACTGCATCAACGTTTTCTTTAGTTGCTCCAGGTTGCGAAGGAGAAGTTGGCGAACTTGCCTCTTTACATCTTGCATTAATACCATCAGCAACTGCTTTTTGAATGAAATCACTTCTTGCGGTTCCGGTTAATCCTCTAGCATCAGCTTCTGCTAAGGCACTTTGTTGATCTTGAAATTGAGTTTTTGTTAATGATTTATCTGCTCTCAACCCAAACTCATTTACTGCAACTCCGGGAGGAGTAGGAGCACATTCCTGTGCTTGCTCTGCAGGTTTTGGTTTATTAATTACAAGTCCTTCGTCAGGAACCTTTATATTTGGATCTCTATTTCCATCGGCGGGAGTCGCATATCCACTAGTAGCAAGACTTCCTGGTTGAGTATTGGTAACTCTATTATTACCAATTGTTGTTGCAAGAGATGTTTGAGCATTATTTCCAAGGACTCCCATAATAACAGGAACTTGTTGGTCCATTCCATCAAGGAAGAAACCAAAAACGAACATCCCTTGCCTTAAGTTTGCCGTTGCCCCAGAATTAGATTGTCCACCACCACCAGTCACAGGATACATTATATGTGCCCAAGGAAGTTGATCTGAAGGTACTTCAGTTTCTCCTTGATCGTGAAGACCTATAATTCTTACCTTATATCTTCTACCCCATCCCGGAATTTGATCTTTACTTTCAAATTTTCCAGGCAAAATATTATCTCGCCAAGTTGAATCACTGGCGATTTGTCCAATCCACCACTTAAAGTGTTCGCCAAGAAATCCGGGATTATATAAACTCATCAGTCCTCATATACTCTACATTCTAAAGCATTTGGATTATCATTACAATAAAGTTCAAGAGAAGTAGGATCGTGATGATCTTCTGGATGTCTATCAACCCATCTCTCAAGTGCTTGTAATTCTTCTTGAGTGTGTCTTCTTGATTGAGCAGAAATCATAGGATCATCAAGAATCTTTTTATCGTGCTCAATGTGCCTTTCTACGCTTTCCATAGCGTTAGTATACAAACTAATTACTACTATTTAACAACTTTATATGGCGTTATATGATGGATTTCCTTTTTTGCCAGTAGAATCCCTAACTGCCGTAATTTTTGTATAACAACCATGTGTCAAATTATAATAATGACATAAATCAGCAATTAAATATGCTCCGCCCAAATGATCATCCAATCCTTGTCCATCTTTATTAGATCCCCTAGGGGGGTCAATCCATATCAAATCTCCAGCATGAAGACTAAAATCACCAAAAATAGTAATAGTAGTTCTAGAGGAAAACAGTTGATTATACCTCATAGATGATTGATTTAAAATACGTCTTGGATCAAAATTAGGATCTCTTGATTTTTTAATTTGCTCATTAGTTGGTCCTGATGGCAAAGAACCTCTATCTATTAGATAATATTTTGTTTTGGAAAAATCTTTGTTAGTTTCTGTGTCATTAAACTTGGAATTTATTTTTGGTAAATTTTTTCCAGCTTTTTTAGTTTTCTTTTCACTAGCTAATACACTTTCGCCACCCTGAGTATTTGGATTAACTACTTCATAATAACAATCGAAGGGATCGAAAAGAATAGTTCTTGTTGAATAAGTTCCCGATTCCAACTTACTCACAATATCACCATTTGGGCTTGGTGGTTCAAGTTCTAAAATCTTAGCATCATAATCTACAGGAAGATCAACAGTTTGATTGTATATAAATTTCTTCATCTTTTTTTGATTGCCATTTTCATCTTGCAATGATAACAAATTATCAACTGATTTAAATTTAAATCCATCAGAAGTTTGGAATAATAAAAATCCAGCACTGTTTCCAAGTAACCCTTTGGGAACAGATCTATTAGCTAACCAATGAGAAACATAAAATGGATGAAAATTATTACCAATAAAATTATAGTTATTATCAGTTTCTTCAATATCCAATTTATTTTCATTAACACCGAAACTAGTTTTAAGAATTTTTTTTATATGCTCTGATATTTTACCATCAAATCTACCATTCAAAACTTTTTTATAATTCATAATACTTTCTTGAGATACTAGATCTAAATTCACAATTGATCTAGTAGTATCTCTAGATATTTGATTTGGGGTTCTAATCTGAAGTTTAAATTTTAAAGTAGTATCATGATTCATATCTTTAATACTAATATCAACATCTTCACCACCTTCTATAGGCATTCCCTCCATAACGGTTTTTGCAACTCCATCTCCAACAGGATATCTTCCAATATCAGTATATGTTACAGTTGCTTTAATAGTTTCATTTAAAATACTTTCAAAATAATAAAAATCAGTAATAGTAGTTCCATCTGCCCCCAAATCAATAGGAGTTGTCCTCCTTTCTTTCGAAGGGGTTATTATAAACTTTTCAAGGGAATAATTTCTTGAACTTTCCTGCATTTAATTTAAAACTCCTATCATATTATTTACCTCATATAATTGGAAGACATACTATCTTCACCACCAAATCCAGAAGAAATAACAACTGGAGATTGCTGCGGGGAAGAAATTGGGATTGGAACTGGTATTAATTTTTCATCGACTACTGCGTGTATAGTAGATCCCTGTTCGTATTGAGCATAGGATCTCAAAACATTTATCGCACCATCATAATTTGCTTTATTAAGAGCATCTAAAAATCCTGGAAAATTTTTCTCCAATGCAGTGGTTGAGTCAACATCAATGACAAATTCCCCATGAGTCAACATTGCGCGTATTTGATCAATACCTCTCTTTCCTTTAACTTTACCACCTTTATTAAAGGCAACGTGAACATGATGATAATGTTCAGAATTTGTCTCATCTCCCCAATAATCAAGTTTAACTCTTTTTCCGTTAGAAATACCAAATCCTAATGGAGTATAAATCAACTGTTTCAAACTAGTACCATATTGAGAAACCATTTTTTGCGCATACGCCAATTGACTTGGTGTTCCAGTATTACCAGGAGCGCCTACTGTCTGGAAATCCATTGCTCTACCTTTACCGTGATATCCAGGATCTCCCGGACGAACATAGCTGGTGAGCTGAAGTCCCATACTTTCAGCTAAAGATTTTGCTGCGGCAAGACTTCCGCTACCAGTTCCCAAAGTCGCCGCTGTAGAGGGAACATAACTTCCTCTCTCACCCCTCTGAAGAGCGGAGTAAATTCGAGATGAATATTTCCATCTATCTCCCTCTATTCCCCACCCAATATATTTGTAAGAATCTGATTTTAACTGTGCTTCAGTTCTATTTGGATCCATAAACTCATCAAGAAGTCCATATTGCCTCAATTCCTCTTTAATCCATTTTACTTGCTCAGCATTACTAGCAGTTTCAAGAGGTTTCCCCAAGAATTTTTCCGCATTAGTAATTCTACTTCTATTCCAACTTATCAAACCTTTATTAGTTCCAGCACCATCATTGAGAACCCAAGGAGTTCTTTGACCTTTCCATCCAGATTCTGCCTGTACATTACCGGCAAGTATGGCAGCCGCTAAAGGAGGGAATCCAAGATCCATAAACAATCTAGCACCGCCAATCATTTCTGTAGCATTACCCAATTCTTCCCCAGGAGAAGGTTCACTAACTTCCTTTTCCTTTTTAACTTCCCTAGGTTTTAATTCAATCTGCTTTTTCAAATCATTAATCATATCCTCAACCTTTGGAGCAACACTTTCTTGAAGAGATTTAGCAATGATATTTTTCATATCATCACCATTACTAAACATTCCTACATCAACTTCTCCACCACCAGCAAAAGCACCACCAGTTCTTTGAATTCCTCCACCAAGAGTTCTCTGCATCCAAGCAGTTAATCCATCAGCAGCATTTTGATAATCAACGTTGGATGGTTGTTCTCCAAGTTGAGCTTTCATAAAGATTGCCGCTATTCCACCAAACCCAAGAGTAGATGAAGCAGTTTTATAAGAACTCTTCATATAACCAAGTGGATTTACAGTATCAGAATTTCTTGTTTCTGTCTCAGGAAATACTTTTTCAATTTTATCTTCGCCACCAACAGATTGTCCAGGTTTTACTTCAGTAGTTTGTACCTTTAGACTTCTAGTAATTTTTGGTTTTTGTACTGTTCTTTTTATTGATGATGGTAATTGACCACCTCTGGTTACTGTACCACCTTGAGCAAGACCTTGAACTTTTTGTTTTGATGCTGGATTTTTATTACCAAAAAACATATCATATAAAGCTCCACCAATAGCATCTCCACCAATGCTTCCAAGAATACCACCAACAATTCCACCAAAACCAAAAGCAAGAGAACCAACAGCAGCGCCAACAGAACCCAAAAGTCCCGCACCAATTGATTTAAATGCCGCTCTTCCAGGATCCTCTCCAAGAGCTACAGATAAACCAAAATCAAGTAATGCTCCAATAATTGGAAGTCTTTTAAGCAGAGGTCTCACTGTTCCAAGGATTAATTTTGTTCCACCTTTACCAGCGAGACCAATAATACCCCTCCTTGCAAGATTTGTTGCCTGAGATCTAGCATACTTGCCACCAAGATATCCTACTCCCCTTTCACCAAATCTACGAACAGCAGCATCTCTTCCAAATCTTCGTGCGTATCTTCTTGCTGCTTCATCAGTTCTATAAGCACCATTTTTTCCACTAAAACTTCCCTGCCAACGACCAGTTTTTTTATTAAAAAATCCCTGGTCAATAATATCACCTCTTATTTGACCCCTTCTTCCTCCACCAAAACCATCCGGACTAGGACCACCAGTATCACGAAGTTCTCCAAAAGCAATAGCAGCTGCGATAGATGCTAGGATAACTTTATCCATCGCACCAATAAATCCATCAAACGTCTTGGTGAAACTTTCGCCACCAAGATCCCCTAAGAACTTCCTAGTTTTATCATGAACTTCATATGCCTTATCAACAAAAGAAACTAGACCATTTAATATCTTCCCAGAAATATCAATAATAACATCTTGAACTTTTACAATTGTCCCAACAACACCAGCAAGTTTTGGTAGATATGGAAGCAAACGAAGAGAAATATATCCAAGAAAAATATTAAAAAGAAAACTTTTAATTCTATCGAGAAATCCCAATTTAGGTAATGATGGAAGTGATGGTATTTTATCTCCCATATTCTCTTTTGAACTTTCAAGTTTCTCTTCTCTTTCGCTAAATCTTTTTTGTTCAGCAAGTTTTCTCTTTCTTTCTTCTTCCTTTACCTTAAGTAAAGTATTTGTCTTTACTAAATCATTAATTCTTATGACTTGCTTTTTAATGATACCGAGTTCAAGAGAGCGATCTCCTACAACAGTTGATTTAAAGCGTATCCTCTCAATAGTAGTCGCTAGGGAACTTCCCCCTAAAAGTTTTGATGGATCAATTTTTGCTGGCGGAAGTAATTTTTGTGCCATATCTTTTTATTATCCGATACTATGAATATCAAGAATTCTTCTTCTTTCTTTATCAATACGAGCAGAACTGAATGAAGGAAGTCTTGGCGATCCAGGTGCTCCAGGGATATTCATATTTTCTGGTTTAAAACTATTCATAGTTCTTACAACTACAGAAGGTTTTGATGGAGGAGAAATGTTTTTGATATTTGCTGGTGCCTTTGATAATCTAGCAGGAACCATTCCGCCTTTAGCATATCTAGGTTCCTTTGCTTGTGCTGGAGGAGAAATCATAGAACCATCCTTCCCAAACATTGAAGAGAAACCAGAAGAAAGTCTATCAAATATACTTGGTTCTTTCTTTGGTTTTGCTGTCATATTCGTTGGTTGTTTAACTTTGGTTAGATCCAAAGGACCAGTACTTAATAATTTTCTCTCTTCATTAATTCTTGAAACTGCTGGACCACCTCTAGTAGTATTTCTAGATGCCTCACTCATATTACCAGCAATCAATGCTCTAGAAAACTTTGGATATGGACCTTTAGGATCAATAGAATTTGGACCAGCATTATAGAGAAAAGAAACAACTGTCCCCTGCTGTTGAGGAGACATTTTATTCCACAAAGGAAGTTTAGATTTTGCCAATGGAATAAGTTGAGAAAGATGTTTAGTTAATAGATTATCTGCTGCAGACTTAGTAATTGGAGGATCACTCATTTTAACTTTTTTAGATCCTTTCATTAAACTATCATAATAAGTCGCACCCCACCCAATAGTAGGAACATTAACACTATCAAGATAAGGATAAATTTTAGTTGTATTAGAAATCTTTTTATACTCAGGACTTTTTACTGATACATGATAATTCTGTCCTGGTTGTAATGATGATAATGCTTCGTGATGTTTAATCATATCACCAGCGTATCCAATCAATCCACCACCAGCAGCATAAGTAGTCCCGCTAATCATCTTAGGTCTGTTTGTTCCTCCACCTGCAGCATTCATAGATTCTAGTGTTTCAACTCCATACTTTTGAACTGCCCCACGAGACATAACAAACTCACCATCACTCAACATCGCAGGTATCTTATCAACACCTTTCTGACCACTTACGCGACCAGGACCGCCACCATAAAATCCAAATAACTTTCTAAGACTTGATAATCCTCCACCAGAAAATGTAGGGATTTTAAAATCTTCTTCTTTTTCACCACCAACAAAATTTTCAATACCACCACTCAATGCCATAGTAGTTCCAACAGTTGTTGCTACTTGCAATCCCGCAGCAACTAATTTTCCACCACGACCACCAAGAAATCTTGCCGCTCCCTTTGCGCCAACCATACCAGCAACAACTTGAAGCAATTTTCTTGTACCAAAGAAAACCAACTTCGTAAATCCACCAACAAACTTACCGAGACCAGTGCCAAATCTTAAGTAAAGTGCTAAAAGTTTTGGCCAGTGATCACCTAAGAATCTGAATAAAAAATCAATTTTCTTTCTGTTTTCTTGATCAGCAAACCAATCTAAAAGTTTGAGGAAGACTTTGCCCCAGAAAATTGCCATAAAGAAATCAATAATTCTTGATAGCAATGATTTAATCGGAGCAATAACTTTTTTTGCTGCATTAATCGCTAATTTAAATCCCTTTTCTAACTTTGATTCCGATATTGCTCTCTTAGCATTCTCTGCTTCTTTCCTAGATCTTTCAGTAGAATCTTTATGTGCTTTATTTTGTTGTGTTAGATTTTTTATAATCTCCCCAAGAAGGTCTATAATTTCACGGAGATCATTTTCACCTGACATTTTATTAATGGCAGGAGGAAGAGCAAGAGGTTTAATTCCAGTAAGAAGTTTTCTATTACCTAAATTTACATCAGCAGCAGTTCCTTTCTTGAAACTTGCTGCTGTAATTTTTTTAATCTTAAATCTACCCTTATCTTTTTTACTCTTAACTCTTTTATACTCTTCATTTAAGAGCATAATTTCTTCGGTAGGAATTGTTTTTTTGACCATCCTACCTTTGACCATTGCCTCTTTAAGAAGAGACAAATATGTATCATAATCAATATCAAAAACTTCTTCTAAACCAAGTAATCTTAATATTCTTTCATCAATCTTTTCATTGACTAAGGCACGACCATTCTCCTTTTTTGCTATCGGTACAATACTAGAAGAATTGATTGCCATTAGATTGCTGTTGTTTTAATTTTTCTTCTTCAAGATGCTGCTGCAGTAAAGCAATATAGATGTCTCGTTCCCAAGGCATCATATTTTCAATCTCTGTCAAAGAATATTTATGATACTGCATCAAGGCAAAATTGAGTCTAAAATAACTCTCTAAGTCCATATGGACTAGGGCTATGCGAAAAAACTTGCTAACCCTTCTAATACAACTTCACTTTCAACTTTAGTTTTCGGATTAATCACAGAAATTTTATGTGAAAGTTTTGGCATTGTTTCAAAAAACTTTTCAATTTCCTTAAACTGAGATGAATTCATTTGTTCTAAGAATTCCACAAGTTCCTTTTTAGTAACATCCGCTGCTGCCCATACCTCATCATCAGTATAAATCTTATCAATACAAGAAGCAATCAAATCAAAGGATTGATCCATTGCACTGCTGTCATTAAAGTCAAAGTTATTCTTAATAAATTGATCCAACGACGGATACTTCATTTCCATCATAATACTTGAATCTACTTTGATCCTATTTGTATGTTCTTTATTCTTCTGAACCTTAATATCATCAAGATTCAAATTAACTTTAGTTGTCGTTGTTTCGTCATCAGGACAAATAATATTAACTTCAATTTCTTCCCCAACTGAGTTGCCCCGAATATTGAGGAAAAGATATTCAATGTCAAAGGTAGGTAATGTTTCCACTTTTATCGATTTCGTAAGAATGCAATTTTTAATTACATTCTTAATAGCATTAGTAATTTGCTTAGTATCTTCGCTTTCTAAAGCAATTACTAGTACCTTTTCTTCTTTGACAAGAAATGGTCTATATTGAACTGTTTGTCCGGTTGATGGCAATTCCAACTCATACGTTGGTGTAGAGATCTTTGGTAAAGGCATAATGACCTATAGAGGTTTCAGTTTGATTATTTATTAAAAGTTAAGAGGTCTTCCGTTAATATCAGTTTCAATATCAATAATAGGTCTTCCATTAATATCAAATTGCTGATTTGTGGGTTGATTAGCAGCTCGAAATCTTGCTTCGAGATTAGGATCACTAAATCCGGGTTGCCCCGGAATAATTCCTTCTTCTGCCTCACGTCGCAATTGTGCTTCTATTAAATCATTTATATTTGCTTGTCTTTGTAGAGAACCATCGACAGGTTTGGGATCAGTTGGAGAATATGGTCTGCCAGTCACAACATATCTGATGTAGGTCATTGAAACAGTACACTTTAATAATGAAGAAGAATCATAAGAAACTGGCATTGATTGAATACTAATTGGATATGCTCGAATAAAATCGTACACCAATTGACTAGAATAGTCTCTCTCAAATTTAATTACTTGTAAACCTTGCGAGACATAATTATCTGGCCATCTAACTCTATAAAAGTACTTACTGTCCCTAGTACCAACTCCTCTCATTACTGGATCAGGAGTTTCAGATTCTCCAGCAATATATTTCATCCAAGATTCAAAAAAGATAATCGGTAGATACTTCTCAGCATCAACATAAAAAGTAAAATCCATTCGATCATCATAAATTCTTCTATGAGCGTGCCTTTCAGTTACACCAGTAAAATCATTATTGATTTCTAAAGTTGCTAATGAAGATCCAGGTAAAGATACCTCAGAACACATCAAATTCAATTGATCTAAATCTGTAGAAGATAATCTATATCCTACTTTTTCTATTACATTCTTCTTAACATTATCCGGTATAGGAATTCTAACCTCAAAATGAGAAGTCAGAGCAGGTCTAAGTAAATTAGTTTTAATTTCTGATACTGACCTTGGTGTAGGCATTTATAAATACTTTTTGACTTTATATATTATGTAGTAAGGATAATGGCAGAAAGCAACAAGAGTACATAAATAATATGGAATTCTTAATTCATAATGAAAAAGATTATTAAATTTAACACTAAAAAATTAAACGAAGTATTTAATATTGATTCGCCACCGGAAATAATCTATGAAGAATATTCCGGATATGAAGGAAAATTCAATCCGTTTTACGGCAAAAAACATTCTAGAGAAACTAAAGAAAAATTAAGGGATATCACATTAGAACTATGTAAAAATGATTCGTTTAGAATGTCTTGTGCAAATTATAGAGAAAAAAATGGAATGTATAACAGTAAAAGGTTCGGTGAATTAAATCCAATGTGGGGGAAAACTCACTCAGAAGAAACAAAACAAAAGCAAAGAAATAAAAGAAAAGAATGGTTCAAAAATAATCAAAGTCCAAATAAAGGTAAACCTTGTTTAGAGAGTACAAAAAAAGCGTTATCCGATAAAAATAGTAAAGAATACAAATTACTTTCTCCCGAAGGCAATATTGTAGAAATTAAAAACCTCACTAAATTTGCAAAAGAAAATAATCTAAGTATTGGGTGCTTACAGCATGTTGTTAATGGAAGAAATAAATCACATAAAGGTTGGAAAAATGCCGCGTGATTCTAAATACCATCAAGGATATTTTCATCCAAGAAATCCAGAAAAATATATTGGAAATCCACAAAATATAGTTTATAGAAGTAGCTGGGAACTTAAGTTTATGCAATGGTGCGATCGTTCACCTAACATATTGAAATATGGATCGGAAGAATTTTGTATACCTTATTATAATCCAGTAAAACAAAAAGTATGTAGATACTTTCCGGACTTTATTATTGAAGTCCTCGAAAATAATGGTAAAATACAAAAATATGTAATAGAAATAAAACCAAAGAATCAAACAGTTCCACCAATTCAAGGAAAAAAGAAATCTAAAACATACATCAATGAAGTAAATACTTATGCTATCAATCAGTCAAAGTGGAGATCAATTCAAGAATGGTGCGAAGATCGTCTGATTAAATTCCGCATAATCACAGAAAACGAATTAGGTATCAAATAATGGCAGAAGGTTTTGGGCAATATCTCAATATACCTCCAAGGATGAGAGAGATTAAAAAAAGAATTGTGAAAGAAGGATCAAATGATCCTGAAGACTTGATGATAATTATTATAGATGTATTAAAGGAAGAAGCATTATATCCAGAAGTAGGAAAGTTTTATACCTTTATTTACAATGCGAAAACACCAAATCTTAGATATGATCAACACCCTTTAATTGCTTGCACTTCAATAGAACCGTGGGGATTTAGAGGAATTAATTTTCATTGGAGAAAATATAGACAATATACTTGGAATGAAGTTGCAGGAAAACTTCACGTTGTTAGATATGAAGAACTTGATGAAATGCTTTCAATTCCTTATGCAAAATTCCTTACTAAATAAATAAAAAACTCCTCTCAATATAAATGTCTCATACGCTGCAAAAAATTGAGATTGTTTTTCCCTTTAGTTGGGAGGGAGTTTAATGGCACCAGTTTTACGTCAAGGATGGGAATTAGATAACGCCAATAACAGTAGTGTTATTTTTAAAGCAAAAACATATCAAGCAGTACCAGCAATACCTGGTAGGCAAGAATTAGTAGAAATTGTAAATAATACCTCAACCGGAAATTTTGATATATATGAAACACGACTGATAGGGCCAAGACCAGATAAACCAATCTTTAGTTATAATGCATCCAATGATAAGATTACAATAGTAAGTCAAGATGCTTATAACAAATATTATGCTGGAACATCAGGAAAAAAACAATTTGAATCAATATTAAAATCAGCAAAAGAAGCAACTTTTGATTTATCCCAAATTAATACTGGAACTGATCCTGTCAGCAACGCAAATTTTGAAGTATTAAAATCAAGACCTGGATATCAATCTTTAGCAAATAAAGCAAAAGGTGGGGAAAGGGCGGCACCACCGGGTGGATCACCTCCAGGATCAGATCCCCAAGGAGGAAACACGGAATTAACTCCAGATCAACAAAAAGAATTTGATAAAGAAAAAGCAACAATAAAAGGAAATACAAGAGGAAAGTATGATTCTGTAGTTGTGTATCCAATTGGTTTAGACTCTACTCTTCAAGATTGTATAAAGTTTTCGATAATTGAATACAAACAATCAGGCCTAACAGGATTTGCTGCTGGAGATGAAAACCTAAGAAGAATTGGTGTTAGTGATAAAATACCAAAACCTTTAGGTAAAGACAGAACAGTATTATCAACAATTGTTTTACCGATACCGGGAGGAATACAAGACACCAATACCGTCAATTGGTCTGGATTAGATTTACCCGACCTCCAACAAGCTCTAGGAAGTGTAATGGCAACCGGAATAATGGGAGGAAATGTGGCAGAAGAATTTAGAAAACAAGCAGAAGCAGGCACAGCATCTGGAAGTGGAGCAAGAACAGCTATAGTTTCAAATCTAATAAAAGGTGTTTTGGGTGATGGTGGTGTTATGCAGAGACAATTTGGAACAATAATAAATCCAAACTTAGAATTGCTATTTAACAATCCAGATCTTCGTACTTTTAGTTTTAGTTTCAAACTTTCTCCTCGTTCATCAAAAGAAGCAGAGAACGTTAAAAAAATTATTAGATATTTCAAACAAGCAATGTCAGTAAAAAGGTCCAAATCTTCCATGCTACTACAAACACCACACACTTTTGGCATCTCATATATCTTCCAAAATAAAGAACATCCTTACTTAAATAAGTTTAAAGAATGTGCTTTAACAAGTTGTAGTGTAAATTATACTCCAGAAGGAAATTATATGTCATTCGATGATTCTAACCAACCATCTATGGTTTCATATCAACTTGACTTACAATTCCAAGAACTAGAACCTCTATATGATGATGATTATACGGCATCTGATGGTGATTCGGATAAATTAATAGGTTACTAAAATGACAAATCCATACTTCAGACAACTACCATCCTTTGAATATGTCAGCAGACTTCCAGATGCTAAAATTAGCGACTATATTGAAGTTAAAAATCTATTCAAAAGAGGAAACATTCGTTCTGATATTTTTGAGAATGCGGTCTTCTTTGAGAAATATAAAATCATTGGCGATGACCGTCCAGACAACGTTGCATTCGAAATTTATGATGACCCAACTTTAGATTGGGTAATTCTTCTTTCAAATAACATAGTTAACATTCAAACAGAATGGCCATTAACCCAAACTTCTTTTGATACTTACTTAAGGGAAAAGTATGGATCTGGATTTAACACTGAGGAAGAAATTTATAATAATATCTACAACGGTCCACATCATCACGAAACTGTAGAAGTTAAGAACAGTCAAGGGGTAATAATTGTCCCTGCAGGTCTTCAGGTTTCATCAACTTACTCAGTAATCTATTATGATTATTTTATTGATCAACAAATAAACACTGGAAACATTGCGGTTCCAGTTACAAATTACGAATATGAAGAAAGACTTGAGGATAATAAGAGAAACATTTATGCCCTCAAATCAAGATATTTAAATATCATTCTAAATGATATTAAAGATTTAATGCCATATAAAGAAGGTGCCACTCAATATGTGAGCGACACCTTGAAACGTGCTGATAATATCAGACTTTATTCTTGATCAATCTTCAGCAAGACGCTGGAAGTAGGAAAGAGCATCATCTTCATCATCATCTTGAGAGATTTGAGGAAGTGAAGGAGACTTAGAACGAGCATAAGATTGTTCCAGTTCTTCTACTACACGATCTTGAACTGTAGGAGTTTGAGTAAACTCTTCAAGATCATCTTCTTGTTCAACCACTGCACGAGAACGAGCAGGAGAAGAGTTCTTAAGACCCAGAACCATGTTCATACGACGCTCAAGTTCTTCATAAGACTTAAACTGGTCTGGTGCAGTGATTGCGCCCAGAGAATACTCTTTCTTCCAGAGTGCTTCCAGAGCATCGTCGTCATCCAGTAGAGGAGCAACGCGATCAAATTCCGACTTATCGTAATTCCAATACCCATCTTTTTTTACAATTTTGAGTTTGAAATTAGCACCCTGCCAGAAGTCAAATGGATTGATGGGAGTTTCATCCTCAAATTCAGGTTGCATTGCTTCCATAATCTTATCAAAGATCTTTTTACCATACTTGAAGAGGAAGACCTTACCTTCGTTATGAGGATTTGTAGGATCTTTTACAACGTAGATATTGCTGTAATAGTTCAGTTTACGCTTTTGCTTACGAACAGTTTCTTTGTTAGATTCAATACCACTGTTCCAGAGTTCTCGGTTGTGTTCACCAAGTGGATCTTTTTGCCCAATAGTGGTCAAAGAGTTTTCAATGTACCAACCACCAGGACCTTGGAAAGCGTGGGAATACATTTTTGCCCAAGGAAGTTCTTCACCTTCGGGGGCAGGAAGAAAACGGATGATCGCGAAACCGTTACCAGTTTTATCCATTTCGGGTTTCCAAAGACGCTCATCAGCACCTCCAGAAGTTGTACTCATCTTCTCTACCTCTTTTACCAATTTGGAAGTAAGAGAACCAAGAGTGGATTGTTTTTTAAGATTTGCAAAATTAGACATTTGTGTACCTCGGATTAGTAGGATTTGGCCTTTGTGTACTTCGTTATTCTACAGGTCGGAACCTGTTTTGTCAATCTGCTTTTTCATTACATCAAGCATCTTAGACATATTATTGAGAATGATATTCATATCAGTGCCCGGAGGCATACCCATCATAATAGCAGAACTGATAATACGTTCTTTCATTTCTTTTGCTTTAGGGTCATCCGACAGACTCATTCTTGTATAAAGAACTTTTTGTTTTTCCAAAAGAGTTTCTAAAACTTCAACGTGCTCAAGTTTTTCTTCCTTACTCATAGAAGGAAATTTAAAAACATTTTGATATATCTGTTCTTGAAGTTCTGCAATTTCCGCCATTTCTGCGCGGACGACTTCGGAACTAAAGAAACTCATTGACCCTCCAAAATAATTTCTTTCAAGATTTTACGAAAACGAAATACATCAATATTTAGAAATGGATTATATTTTTTAATCCTACGACTGACGGTTTCCCACACTGGGTCTTGAAGTTTCTTATCAAAGTTTTTCGAATATGCAAAGATCTTATCAAATAGAACCATTGTTTCCAATGACAATTTACCACTCAAAAACTTTTTAAGAATAACTGGATGCCCTTTAGAACATTTAAAAACATCCTCAAATTTATTCTCTTCAAACAAAGATTGACTTTCTTCTTTGAAGACATAGGAAAGTGATTGAACTCTCTTCTGCCACGTTTGATATCTTCCTTCGCCTTCTTTTATCATCTCACCAATCCAAAGTGTTTCTGGATCTGGACAGGATACAAAATTAGCAACGAAAAAATCTACAACTTCTTGGTCAGATTTCTGTCTAGAAATCTTTTCAAACCACATTCTGTCCCTACGTTTATAAAATGACTGAACGGTTGCTCTTACTTTTTTATTATACTTAAAATAATCGTAACTATCTTTTGTAAAATGATTTTTTAGAGCAAGGTATTCGCGGTAAGCATCGTATGGCATCATTAAAATACTAATTTTGCGCGGGAAGTTTTCTTTAGAAAATTAAGTTCCATTGCCTCATATTTAATCTTCTCTTTCAAAGGTTTTGAAATGAGTTTTGGAACTGATTCCAAATCAATATTGTTTTGTTCACAAAAGTAGATAATCGCATCAATATAATTCATCTCAACATTTAGTTGGACAAGATTTTCAATCTCTTGAGCAAAACGTGATGGACAAAAGAATTTATTCTCCAGTACTTTCTCTAATTCATTCTCCATTTGTCCCAGTATTGTGATGTACAAATTCTTTGATATAACGAACTAATAATTTAATATAGTCCCCTTTATTTCTTTTGTCAAATACTTTCACTTCTCCACCAGGAGTCACCATTAGAGTAATGAGTTTTTTAACAACTTGACCAGTCAGTTCATAGTATGCTGCTGCGTAGAATGTCTCTTGAACAAAATAGTTTTCAATCCACTCTTCTGGTTTAATTTTTTCTGATGTCTTGAAGTCGATAACTGCTAACTCCCCTTCATATTCGGCAATACAATCAACTCTTCCAGCAAGTCCCAAGTACTCCGAATAAAGAGTTCTTTCGATTGCATGAATATTATTTATCTTATCTAGGTATGGTTTAGCATGATGAAACATATGTTTTGTCAGGAGTTGATAATCATCCCACTTCAACTCCTTATTTTCAAGATAATCTTGACACACTTGGTGAAAATCAGTTCCTCTTGCAGTTGCTCTTTTAGTAATACGATTTGCTTCTTCAAGACCAACTCTTTTACGCCAATCAATAAAAATCTGCCGATTATAAAAAGAAGTTACAGAAGTAATAGAAGGCACCCAGTTTCCATTAGGTAGATTATAGAGACGGATGCTTTCTGTTGTCTTACATTCTAGTTCAATATCACCCAAGTAATTATGATGAATAAATGTCATTTTGATTTCCTTGCTAGTGCTTTTTGTCTCATTTTTTCAATTGTTTCAGGTGAATGTTTTTTTCCATACATAGGATTTTTTTCTCCAGATACATTATGATGATTTTCGCTTATTTTATTTTTTGTAGATTCACTCAAAATTTTACCTTTATGTGATGATGAAATTTTAGATTTAGTATCTTCGGAAAGAATTCTTCCTAAACAATTTTGATTTCCTCTTAGAGAATCGCTCATTTTTTTCTTAGTTTCTTCTGTATGTTTTTTTCCATACATACCTACTTTTTTCTCATTATGAAGTTGTTTTACCCTTTCTGAACATTCTTTACGGTATTCCTCTGATGGTTCCCATCCAAAAATTCCATCACCACCATCAGTTATATTATACCCATTTGGCACTTTTGTATTATATTCTTTAATATAATACATTTCTAGTTCATATGCTCTTTCTGCAGATTCAACTTCTTCGATTAATTGAATCCAAAAATTTTGCTCTCCATATTTTTGGATTGCTTCTGTTAAAAGAAACCCCCTTTTAACGTGCTGAGAAAACCTTTCTTCAATAGAAAATTTAGTAATACCTACATATTGTTTTTTATTTTTAATATTTGCAATTAAATAAATTTTATACATCCATAGTTCGTGAAAGTTATAGTTATTTATATAAACTTAAACTTTTACGAACTACTTATTTTAAAGTGCCAACTGAGTTTTTGCTATAATATATTCCTTAACCAAACCACTTCTTACAATATCATCAACACCAAATTCAATTAGTTCAAAAGATGGCATAACTCTTAAGATTTTTAGGAAATCAATAATACCATTTCTATCATTTGTTTTAATTAAATCACTTTGTGTGGCATCTCCACAAAACATAATTTTACTATCTTCACCAACCCTAGTAATAATAGAATCTAATTCATGAAATGAAAGATTTTGCATTTCATCAACAATAATAATTGATTTGTCCAGAGTTGTTCCTCGAATAAAAGAGGTACTCCAAAAACTAATTGTACCTTGAGTCTTAAGGTTTCCATAGAGCATCTCGAAAGATGGATCATCTGGCATATTAAACATATACTTTACCATATTCTTATATGGAATTTGGTAAAGAGAAGACTTGTCTTCATGATCTCCAGGAAGAAAACCAATCTCACGAGTAGCAACAAGAGATCTTACAATATAGATTTTTTCGTAAGGAGACCTTTCATCTAAAACTTCTTGAAGTGCATTATAGAGAGTGATGAAAGTTTTACCTGTACCTGCTGCACCATAAGCAACAATATTTTGATTTGAATCATATGATTTGAAAAGAAGTTTTTGATTCTCAGTAAGAGGTTCAACATCTCTCATCAAATCAGCACTAATTGGTTTTTTGCGCTTTATTTGTTTTGCAGTCATTCCAACACCAATCGGTTGATCATCTACTCTTTTTCTTCTTGCCATATAAAAAAATTAAACTGGTTTTACTTTTGATCCTGGAGCCTTTGATGCTTTGTGAAGTACATCATTCCAACCTGGATGAGACTTTTTTAATCGATCATAAACTTCACCTATTTCCCCAGATGCTGGACAAGTTGATGGATCACTCCAATCCCTATCCCATTCTGGATTATCTTTTTTCCATTGATCCCATTCATGAACACTGAGAACAATCTCTTTTTGTTCTCCAGTAATTTTATTATAAATTGGATAAGTTGCCAACTTTATTCCTCCATAGTATATGGGAGTATTTATTCAATAGTAATAGAAGGAGGATCAACGCATTCAGAGCATCCTTCACGAGTCCAACCAAGTGCTTCAGATACAGCAGGGAATTGGCAAGTAAAGATACAACGTACCAGTTCAGCAATCTCCATATGTTCCTTTTGTGTGCCGTGAGCAGAACGCAAATCAATGTAATGAATCCACGACCTTACAGAACCGGTCATATAGAGGCGTGTAGGCGTTGCTAGAGGCAGTACGAACCTTGCACACTCCTTTGCTACTCCTTTCTCTAGAAGGCGATTGTAGAGGCGCATAGAGTGCTCAAAATGAACACGAATGTCTTCTGTCAAAGTCAGGCGAAGATAATCAGGAATATCGTCAATTGAGTTCTGACGATTCTTATTATCCTGACGACGAAGTTCTGGAAGAGGAATGGTTTTTCCAAGAAGCGTACTATCAGCATATCGTTGAGAAAATTCCTGATATGTAAAACTCCTATGACGAAGAATTTGTGCTGCTAGACCGCGAGTAGTATTAATTTCTACAGTCATTGAAGCTTGTTCAAAGATACTCCAATGCTGATGCTGAATACAATACTTAAGTAGTCCAGCAAACTTATCATTCTCCTGGTTTGCTGGATTAGAAACACGAGCACAGTATGCCATATGTTTCTCTGCATCTGGTGTAACAGATACAAGTTTTACTTCTGGTTTCATAAACTCAAAGTCATCGAACATTATATTCATCCTCCTCGTCATAAAATACTTCGTCGTAATCAGCTAGAAAATTCTTAACTTCCTCATATTGAGGATCTTTAACTTCAAAATCAAGTTCTTTCTTAAGACATTCAACTAAAGTCTCAAGGTTTCTTACAATGAGCTTAATCTTTTCTCTATCCATTTTTATCAACCTCGACAAAGGTAATTATACATAAAAAAAGAGGGGGAGTCAAGTCCCCCTCTTATGCTATTTTGCTGCCAATAGAGTGGCAAGAGATGCTTTTTTGCGCCTCTCTTCTTTTTGCTTTTGCTCTTTAATAAGTTGAAGTACGTTGAGTTTTTTCACTTATGTCCCTCCTTTACGAACTTAACACCACGATAGGTTTCATTGTATTGTTGAGGTTGTTGCATCATTTGTTGCTGATACTGAATACGCTTTTCAGTATCATATTCGATACCGCGATAAACTACTTTAGACATTAGGTTTTCTCCTTAGTTTTTTAAGTTAAAGAGCGTTCCTTCAGTCGGCGTTTGCGTTCGCTATTTGCGAATAGCGAATGAACGATCCGTTCCGCGTCGGCTTACTTCCGTCCAAAAGATTAAATTACTAAATAACTTTAGAGATGAAAATAAAGATGAAACTAAATCCTATTCCAAGTTATTCTGGTTATTTTGCAGGAGAAGATGGTAACATATATTCTAATAGAAACTTTAACAGATACCACAATACAAATCAAAATATAAAAATGTTAAATCCACATGATAATGGAAGTGGATATCTTGGAGTAACTATTTGTATTAATTCAAAGAGAAAATATAGAAAGATTCACCGTCTTGTTTTTGAAGCATTTAATGGATATTGTGGTGAACATATTCATCACATTGATGGAAATCCCACTAATAACAAACCAAATAACTTAATAGCATTAGATGCTGATGAACATTATGAATTGCATAAATTTCAAACTAAAGAAGAAAGTTGCATTTTTTATCTTCAATCATTAGGTTATAAAGTAATACCTCCCGGATGAACGTAAGGTCATTATAGACCTGTTAGTATAGTTATGCAAATAAAATTGTAAAATATTATACCAAATTAATCTCTAGTACGCCAGTCATCTGGTTTATCTTGACTAAAGAAGTCAATAATATCATCTACACCATTAAATCCCGTTCTATGATTTGATGGATCTGGATCGCCTAAATCTAATTGATTTAGAAAATCATCCATATCACCTTCCTGCATATCTGGATTAGCGGCACGGCGTCTTGCTTGTTTTAAAATAGTTGAGGCAGAACGATTTGCTTTTGATAACTTTTCCGCCCATATCATTTCACTTAACTCTACAGATTCGCCCTTTACAATTCTCTCACAGATTGCTTCAAGGCGAAGACGGTATTGAGTAGAGAGCATAGTCTTCTCCAGGTATAGTGTATTTAGTTATCGCTCAATATAACTTAACGTATGATTTTGAGCATAAATTTGCTGAATAATAATATCGCATCCAATCTTTGGATTACAATCACCACAGGTATAGACATCTACTGCTGCTTTACCTTCTTCTGGCCAAGTATGGATACTGATATGACTTTCCGACAACAGACAAATTACAGTGACTCCCTGTGGTTCAAACTTCTTTGAGATAGTCTGAATCACAGTAGCACCACTCGCAACCGCTGCGTTTTCTAAAAGGTCAATAAGACAATGCTCGTCATCCAAAAGAACAAACGGGCATCCATACAAGTTAAGTAGATAATGCTTACCCATTTACAGTGGATTATCCTCCGCTTCCTTAATCATTGAACTCACAATCTTTTCAGTGCCATCAATTGATTTAATAGCAAACAGAGATGATTTTTGATATTTTTTTACTTTTTTGTATTGTTTTAAAAGTTTATTTAAATCATTTTTAGGTAGTTCAAATTCTACTTCAATATTATTATTAAATCCTTTATTCATTTCCTTTTTTTCTTTTCTGATTTTTGATATTTCCATAATTTTGGATTTGTTCTTCCATATCCAAAATCAATTTTTTGAACAGATCCTAATCCATACTTATCATAATACATATCAAAAATACGGACCCTAGATCCTCTTACAAGATCGATGTGAATTTCTTCATCCAATTTATACCAAATTAAATATGCGTCACTTGGAAATGAAGAATCTTTTGTTTTATCAAGAGTGGTCTTTTCAAGAAGAACTTCACATCCATATTCACTAGGCAGAATTTTATTAGTTTGATTTTTTTCTGCCATTTTCGATTTCTCCTTTAAAAGCACATTCATGAACGACCACCCCATTGAATATCGGGATATGCCTCACTAACAATTTCTTTAGTAATTTTGTATTTATTTTGAAGTTTTTTATCTTTTACAAGACAAACAATTTCTGCTTCAAGTGGATGAAGCCCTTGAAGAATATTAATAAACATAGTTTCTCTGCGAAGAGAACTTAATCCATCATTACCACCTTTTACAAAATTATAAAACATAGTATATTCTTTTCTAATTGAAGATTTACCTTGGTCCATAGATCCAAGAGAAGTTGAATTCATTTCTTCCATTTTAGAAACTGCATCTTCAATTTTTCCACTTAATGTTCCACTATAAGAAGTCTGCTCTCCTGTACTTGCATAAGGAACATCGCCCTCTGGAAGTAAAGAAATTATAGACTCATCAAAGTTCCAAATTAAAATTGTTTTAAGTGAAGGATCTTCATATTTTTGAAGAAATTCTATTTTTTTACCATTTGTTCTTTGTTTTGAAACTAAATTTAAAATTTCAAAAATAAAAGGATTTGTAGGTAGATTTTCAATCAATGTTTTAGGTTTTGTTTTAGTTGCTGTCATAATTTTCAATGCAAATCAGTTTTATATAGTTATTTTGGTTATTTATTAATCCTCTTCATTTTCATCCTCACCACCATCATCATATTCTTCACCATCAAAAAATCCCTCTTCAAAACGAACAGCTAATACTTCATCGGGTATTACATTTCCATTATTATCAAGAAATTCTGGATGAATGTTGCGAATACCATAAATTCTCTCTACTTGATATTGTTTAAAAATCCATCCACCAATTAAACCGATGAAAAGGAACATTACGCAAAATAAAATTGTAAATGTCAAAATAATTGATAGTTCCATTTGCTTTCTCCAGAGAGTTTATTTTTTCTTAATATCAAAATGAAATTGTATGAAAAAATGAATCTCTCTACGAAAAAGAGAGATCATCTTGCCAAATTTCACTTGAAAAGTCTTTGATGTAGATTCTCTCTTCCTCCTATTCCTTAGTAATAATTCAACACCCCTATTAATTTGAGGTTCTGATTTATTTAGTTTGCTTCTTTCTCCTTCCCGGTCTTTTGTCATGATTATATCTCCAGACATCTTCAAGAATACTGTAGAGGTAATTTCTTATTTTTCTTGCTTGTGGTTTTGGAATATGTCCATAACCCTCACGAAGTTGTTTATGAATTTCATCTGAACCACCTTCGAGATAATCATCTAAATCCATTACAAGACTACTGATTTCGCTAGCAGTAGAACTTTCAATAAACTTTTCTGCCTCAACTCTTTTTGTTCCACGAACTTTTAGATAATCATAAAATTTCAAAACAAATTGTCCTTTAAAAGCATAATCAATTGCTTTTTCAACGTCATTATAAACTTCGTGAAGAGTGTTTTCCATTAAACTAGATTTTGCTCCTTAAGGTATTGAACAGTATCAGTACATCCACCAATGTGCTGATCGTTCACAATTACTTGCGGAAAAGTAGATCCTTCTCCAAACTCAGAATAAAACTCATCGCGGGTAAAGTCAGTATTCAATTTGTAAACAACGTGCTGAAGTTGTGCCAACTCTAGCACTTGCTGAACCTTTGTGCAATATGGGCAACCGTCTTTTGAATAAACTGTAAACTTCATAATTCTTATAAAACTGAAAGTTATTTAGCGTTAAATGGAATACCTTGACCTTCGGGCAATTTAATTTGCGGCAATGGTTTACCTTGACCATTCATTCCTTTTGGAAATTCTGGTTCATAAGAACTTCCAACACCACCAACAATCTCACTTGTAGGAAGTACTTTTGGAATTTCAATGTCAACCACTGGACCCATTAAAAATTTGTTTTTTGTAATAGTTCTACTCTTTGGATCAAAAGAAACCATCATCAAAGCATCTTCCTCTTCACCACAATCAGCAATCTTCCTACCTGTTTTGGTTTCGATCACCGAAAAATATTCTTCATTATACTTTTTCATTTTTAGAGATCTTTTTCGTATTATAGGGTACCGATGATTTTCTGTAAAGACCAGGCCAAGTATCTCTAATTATTTCTGCTAGTTTGTATGGAGTTGTTGAATTTATCATGAAGCATTGTTCCTTCTTGGACGATAGATATAAAGATTTGTAGGTTTTGGTGGTTTCATCCAGTCCTCTATTTTATTCAAACTATCTTCATTATAGAAGTCTTGTTGAACATACCACAACTTCCAATACTCATGTCCTTTAGATTGATTACAAGAATGACAGCAACATATCACATTTCTTGTAATATCTAAACCACCTTTTGATTGCGGAACAACGTGATCTAATGTTAGATTTTCTTCAGAGTTGCAATAGGCACATTTGTGATTCCAACTTTCTTTTATGTGTTTTCTCCACAATCGTTTCGCTTCTGATGAACTCGTTGTTTGTAAATTAAACAAGTAATCTTGAGGCGACTGGAGAATATCCATAAGTACCTGCGACTTGTGAATATTTATTTCATCTAACGTGATGTCCTCCGAACATATAACGCATTCCGTTCAAGATCTTTGCTCCGAACGATCCGAGA